TACAATCTGATCATACCACTCAGATTGCTCTCCTTGCTACAAACTAACAAACTGACGAAGATTGCTGAGGATTTTTGCTTTATAAGCAGGATCCTCAGCAAATTTTCTTTTTCTAGAATCAGACATCTTTTTCTTTGTTTCTTCGCTCCATCTACGAGCTTTAGAAGCAATGCTTTTAGCTTCGCTTTTTCCAGATCCAGCTTTCTTTTTTGCAGCTTTTCCTTCTATCGAATTTGCATAAATTTTAGAAGCGCTTACAAGCTGTTCACGCTTTTCTATCCATGTCTTCTTCAAAGTATCAGAACGAAGTTTTTTAAGTTCTGGAGAAATTACTCGATTTTTGATTGCTGCCAAATGTGCTCTAAGAGCATAAGATCTATTCGCAGTGTATTTTCTTCCTTCAAGCTTTCTAGCAAATAACATCTTATGAAGAGCAAACCCCATTTTTGTTTGATGTTCACCTTCAGTCATTTTTGTAAGAAGAAGGTGACAAATAAAGTGCTCTCTTGCAGTAAGTACTGCAATATTAGATCTATCGTTAGATCCACCGAGTGAAGATGGGAGAATATGATGTTTCTCAGTGTACTCACTCAACGTTCGGTCTTTAGAGCGTTGAATAATTTTGTCATAAATTGCAGAATATTTGTTAGTTAACATGGATTTTCAAGATTTAATAAGTCGACACATAATACTAGGAAACCTTAATCATAAGGGTTGGCTTGGAGTTAAATGTGCAAAATGTAATGATTACAAAATGAGAGGAGCTTTCAAATTTGAAGGAGACTCTTGTATTTATAGTTGTTTCAATTGTGGTGCTAAAGCCGTACATAAAGACAATGAACGCCTCTCTCGAAATATGAGAGAGATTCTGATAGCATTTGGCATTCCTGACGGGGAAATCGAGAAATGCGTTAGCTTGTCATTCTTCAAAGAGAAGAAAACAGCAACGTCAACTGAACCAGTCAAGAAGCATTTAGAGCTACCCACAACAGAAGCGCCTTTACCTGCGCAGTCTGTTTTAATCTCCACGGAAGATTCTCCGTGGTGTGAAGTAGCTCGAGAGTATCTCAAAGGTCGAGGTATCTCTCCAACTGATACGCCATTCTACGTCTCTGATAATGAGAAGTGGATGTGTCGTGTCATTATTCCCTACATCTTTCGTGAGAAGATCATCTATTGGCAAGCTCGGTCAATGGATGAATTGGTTACACCAAGATACAAGAATCCATCTGTGGAGAAAGAAAACATCTTCTTCAACATGGACGAAATCTACCGATACACGGATGAACCGCTGTTCGTCACCGAAGGACCACTGGATGCTCTTTCGATAGGCCAAAATGCAGTAGCGTTGTTAGGTAGTACCCTTAGCGAGTTCCGAGAACGAGAGCTAAAGAAAGCTGCTTCCAAAAGGAAGGTCATTTTTGTGATAGACAAAAATTCCAATGGGTATAAATTGGGACAAAAGGTCTTAAAGCAGGAAAGCCTTGAATGGTATGTCACTTGTTTCCCAGATAACGTAGATGATGCAAACGACGCGCTCCAAAAGTATGGGCGGTTGTGGATGGTCAGCCATATCACATCTACTGCAGTTAAGGGATTTTCAGGTAAAACACTTCTTGAAATCCGGTGTGAGCGATAGCTCAGAGAAAGTGTCAACAATACGGGTAGAATGTTAGAATGATCTCATGGAATTAGAAAAACAGAAACTACTGATGAGCTACTTGATCTCTGATCAAGAGCTCTTTGTCAAGGTCGCACCGATTCTGGAAACGAAGTATTTCGATGCCAGTATCAAGTCGGGTATGACCTTCCTGAAACAATACTTTGAGGACTACAAAGCTCCGCCGACCGCTGAACAGATCAAAGCAGAAACTGGTACTGCGATCAATGTTCGTCCAACAATGTCTCGTGCAGAACAGCAATATGCGGCTGATCAAATCGAGACGTTCTGTCGCAATAAGGCGATGGAACATGCAATTCTTGCATCTCCTGCTTTACTAGCCGAAGGAAAGTTTGCTGAGATTGAGCAAACGATGAAGGCTGCAATCACGGTCAGTCTTCAACGCAACATCGGTACTGACTACTTCGAAGACCCTGAGCTTCGTCTGAATCGTTTGTCGTTGAACAACAAGCCAACTCCAACTGGCTTTATCGACCTTGATGAAAATCTTGGTGGTGGTATCAACCGCAAGGAAATGATCATCTTTGCAGCACCTCCTGGTGTTGGTAAATCGTTGACCATGGCCAATCTTGCCAGAAACATCATGAAGCAGTCTCTCAACGTGATCTACATCTCGTTGGAACTGTCTGAAGAAATTGTGGCAAAACGGTTTGACTCGATGTTCACAGGTATTGCTCAAATCGACCTGTTGAAGAACATCACCAAGGCTGCAATTGCGATTAAGAAGCAGCAAGAGTCTTATGGTCATCTGACCATCAAACGTATGCCAGAATCTACCACAAATGCTAACCACATTCGTGCGTATCTGAAAGAGTTCGAAATCACCAAAGGGTATCTGCCTGATGCTTTGGTTATCGACTACATGGATCTGATGTGTTCCAACCAACAGATCTCTGCTGAAAATCAATTCATTCGTGACAAGTTCATCTCCGAAGAGCTTCGTTCTATCGCCAATGAGTACAACCTCATGATGATTACTGCTTCTCAGCTGAATCGTGGTTCTCAACAGCTTGAATCGATGGATGATCTGAGCCAAGCACACATTGCAGGTGGTATCTCGAAAGTTAACACCACTGACAACCTGGTTGCTATCATGCAAAATGCTGCAATGAAAGCTCGTTCTGAAATGTTGTTCAAGCTGCTGAAGACTCGTTCTTCTAGTGGTGTTGGTAATCAATTCATGATGTCCTTCAATCCGAACACTCTGATTCTTGAATGTTTCACCAAGGATAATAGCTCTACAGATCGTAGCAAAGGTCTTGCAAGTTACATTCGTGGTAGCATTGCAAAGAAGAAGGATGATGAAGCTAAGCCTGCTGATAAAGCTACCCCAGCAGCAACTCCTAAACCTAAATTGGGCATGAATAATCTGCCTTTCCAAGTATGACCGAACCTACTCAAGTACTCGCAATCGGCGGCAAAGAATACCCTGTCGCTGATCTACCAGGTGATGTTCAAAATCTCCTTGGCATTTATGCCATTTGGGAAGGTGAACTGAAAACTGCAAAGATTGAGGTCTTTAAGCTGGAAGCAGCTATCAAAGGCCTTTCATCTGAAATTGAAGTTCGGCTAAAGCAGCACGAATCTACACCACAGGTACCTTAGGGAAATCCAGGCAAAGATAGAGCACATAAATAGAACTTGAAAACGAAAAAAGTTCTATGACACTCAAATTTGCCAACTATCTGCAGTTAAACGAGGGGTCTTCTGACTATGGGATTGCCCATATCGAAGACCTCGACGTTGAGACGTTTATTCGTGCTCTTGAAAACATCAAGGACATGGATGCGGTACAAAAGCTAGATGGAGCTAATCTCCGAGCTGGTCTTGATGAACGCGGTAAGCTTTACGCGTCTAAAGAACAGAAGGGTGGTAAACGCTTCTACAAGCAAGCTGACTTTCCAAAGTCTTCGGCTTACGATGGCTTCAGAGCTGCTTTCGAAGTTCTAAAACAGAACGAAGAAATCATCACAGACATTATGTCTCCCGGTGAGGCAATGAATCTGGAAGTCATCTACGGAGCTCAACCAAACACCGTCTTCTACGGCAAAGACAATCTTTGCTACCTGGCTATTCTTGAAATGGTGATCGGAGATGACCCATCTATCGACCCCGACCAAGACAAAGTCAAGATGATGTACAAGAAGTTCAAAGAACGTGGCATCATCCACATTCAGACAATGGCTTCTGACACAGCAGATGGTAAGAATATGGCTCGGGCCCCAAAGACCACTGATTGGAAGATTACAAAGTCGGATGTTGCGGTTGGTCATGACAAACTTTCATTCGGTAAGGAACTTGGAGCTCTTAAGAGATTCTTAAAAGACGCCAACAAGGTAGCCATGAAAATGGGTAAGGATCTTTCGAACTTCGAAGTTCTGAAAGACCGCAGTCGTGAACTTAGTGATGAACGCAAAGCGCTTGACGAAAAGATTAAGCAAGAGTACA